TCAGAAGAATGCATAACAATATCATAAGCATCAATGGTTTCTAGTCTGTCTTTGCCTTCATCCAGAAGTCTTTCAAATATTTCTCTGATTTTATTAAGCGAGTTTTTAAGTCCTTCTGGGCCTGGTGCCTTTCCCCCGCTAGAACTGATAATAGAACCCGCAGGTCTGATTTTTGAAAAGTCAAATTCAATATCCTTTCCAGAGAATTCACTTGGAGTCTGGAAATAAGAATATACCAAGGCACCGATAGCATCAGACCACCCTTCGATGCTATCACCGACAGTAAATTTTACTTTATTAGGGTTGGTTAATTTCCCGATCTTCGGGAGTTTGGCTATGTGGTGTTTTTGTACAGAAAAACCTACTCCGCAACCGCAAAGTAACATATACATAGATTCTTGGAAAAATCTAGGTCTGTCACAATACGACCCAGAGCAATTACCAGTAACAATACCGTTTGGCATAATAAAAGAATGATCATCTTCTACTTCTAAACACCAAACAGATTCCTCTTTAATATTTTTTTCAATTGTATGAACTTTCCAAACAGGAGAAGAACCTGCCATCCTTGTAGATATTCTAAAATGAATAGCATTATGTTTACCAAAATTTGTTTCATGGTTAATTTTTTTTTCTGATATAATATAAACTCCCACCATCGGAAAATATTTTCTAATAAATTCTTGGGCCTCAGTAGATGATTGTTGAATACTTAAATATTCAGAACAATTATCATTTTTATATGTATGATTTTTTTCTCCGTCAGCATCTAAAAATCCTTTTACAAATGCTCTTATTAATTTTAAATCGTCTGTTTCTTTAGGTAAAGTTTTTAAATATGAACCAGTATAAGCAAAAAAATCACCTTTTAAAGTAGTATTAGTGTTTGTTTTAAAGCCCATTTCTTCAAATCTATCCTTATATTTTTTATCATGGCCACAAAGTCTTATCATGGAATAAGCATAATCTCCATTATATTTTACTTTTGTACCATCTCCATATACCAATCCATAACACCAATATAATTTTTCCATTGGAGTCGCTTCATTATAATTAAAATGAAAAACAGGTGGGGTTTTTAAAAGTTGTTGATTTGTTTTTAAATTAGTGGTTCTTTCTCCATTTTTTAAAATCCATGTATGATCTTCAGTAGCATACACAACACTTTCTTTACTTGTTCCTTTTTTAAATGTTAATTTATTTAAAAAGTCTTTACCATAACATTTAACAATAGCTTTTTTCCAATTTCCTTTATGAGTTAATACTTCAACTTCAGAATCATGTTCATAATCAGAAAAACTTTTAACACCATTTTTAGTGATAAATTGTGTATCTTTTGATAAACAATTATATAGTCTAGCGTTTTTTTCTAATATAGCCCTTCCACCAAATTGAAGTGCTCTTTGGCTACCCAATACCCATTTTTTTTGCATGGCCAGTTCGGCCAGTTTTAATTCTTCTTCTATTTCGGGGAGAACCTTTTCATAGGTAGTCCTATGCATGTTCATTACTCTAGCTATTTGCTCATTCCACGTTTCCCTTCTTTGTTTTTCTTCATTATATCTTGCATATTTTGAAATCCTAGTATACTCTTGCAACGCACTAATCGACATTCTTTGATTCTCCTTTAAATATATCATTCTCCGTCAAGGTTTTAAATTTCCAATTCTTTCCTTCGCAAAAGACTCTGGCATACTTCCACTTATTCATGTTCTGTATATATGTGGACATGGCAACATTGTAATTTGATATTGCTTTCTTAGTAAGATTTTTTGGTCTTTTGGGTTTTTGTTTTTGTTTAATCGGTTTGACTTCGATCAGAAAGGTTTCTAATTCTCCATCTTTATTAATTATCTCAGCATACAAATCTGGCCAATAGTTTCTCAGTTTGTTGACACCTTTGGCTTTGTCAAGATCAAATATATAGGGAATTTTGATAATTTCACTTCCCCATCTTTTGACATTTTTATTCTGGTCAGCCCAGTTAAAAATTCTCAATTCCCAAGACGATCTGTAAATTATTTTTTTATTGGCTTGGCTGTTGATGCACTTCTCAGGATGTTGCGGTGTAAATTCTCCTTGAAGCCAATTTTGCTTGTTGCCCATACCAATCACTTTTTTTATATAGTTCCACATTAACCTAAACACATCAATTCATTAGAATAAGACTCTAATTCTTCAACAATTCCTAGTAACCTATTCTTCATTAAGAAGTCAAAAACTTTTAAACCGTTATACTTATTTATATCGTATCCATCATATTTTTCCAATATTTTTTCTTTTATTTCTGTCGGGATCATGGACAAATCTATAAGCACTTTGTTCCGCATATAGTTAGCTTCGATTTGTGGATCAGACAAAAATACAGAATCCAAACCTTCCTTAATCATCTTCCCCGCCGTTACTGGGCCACACCTTTCCTTGACTCCAGGGATATTATCACTTGAGTCTCCAGTGAGAATTTTAACGGTCAAATCGGTTTCAAAATTGATATGCTTGAAGGTCTGCTTTTTAATTGGATTGTACTGCTGATAGTTCTGAAACTTCATAAGTTGCATCAGGTCAGAATCGTTAGATACATTAGTCACCTTACTCTCTCCCCATCTGTGTTCGGTCAAAACAGCAATTGTATCATCAGCCTCACACCCATTTACCTTAAAGTGGATCATGTTGGGAAACACCCTTTCCAAATTTTCCAAGAATTCTTCCAATACCGCAAAAAAAGCATTAAAGTCAATTTTGGACTTTGCCCTAGCCACCTTTCGATGAGCCTTGTATTCGGGAAAGATGTCCTTTCGCCAATAATGTTTTTTATCATCAATAGCCAGAACACACCTATCGGGGTTAAACTGTTTCAGCAATCTCAACAATTCTCTCAAGGCATAATCCTTGAATAACAGAAACTTTTTATCTGTCGGATCTTTGGGAAAGGCCATGTGTAGGTTTCTAAAAACCAGATTGTACATGTCGATTACCAATACATGTTTTTTCTTTACCATTATATCGGTTAAACTCATTTTTTACTCCTGTCTACAATCCAATCTCTAGCCAGTATATTAACGGGATTGGACTTGGTTACTCTTAAAAATATGTTGCGGTCTTTTTCTTCTAAATCTTTCAGGTCAACTAGCCCCCGCCTTACTTTCAATTCTAGTTGAAGAAACTTGGCGATATAATAAGCATCCACCAAATCTTCCTTTGGGCCTTTGTATTGTGGCAAGAAGGAAAAGTCTGTTTTATCGTCTGTGCGGTTTTTATCATATTCATCACACATAGATATTTTATCTGAGTTGCCGATTCCCGTTGCAAACTTCTTTACAACGGTTGGTTCGATTACTCCTATTTTTATTCCTTCAAAAAACAATTGAAGTTTTAACCCGCCGACAAACTCACCAATATGAAATACTTGGCCAGTGGCGTTATAAGCATAATCCTCTATATACACATATTCTGTGTTATTTAAAAATTTCATTATCTTTTCATACATGAAAACATTCTTGTCTATGTAATTGAAAAAATAATCATGCTTGTAATGGATGATATTTTGGGATTCACGTTTCTTTACTGTAGTGAATGCAAGGTACGATTTTCCAATCACTTCTAGAGTATCTGAGTTCAATACTAACTTGTAGACACCAGTGGAATTGATTGACGGATCTATACCTGCTATATTCAGTTCTTTCATTTATACTCCAGCAAAGTGTGTTTCATTTTCAATAAATCTTCCTTCTTAATAATGGTAATCACATCCTTTCGATTCCTTCTGGATATTAGCTTGTAAAAGTCCTTAACATCCCCTGCCATTTCTTCGTTAATTTCTTCCTTGGTATATCCCACAAGTTCCTCACATCTGGTGACTAGTGCTTTTCTGTTCACCATGAGAAATCCTTCTTTAATCTGGAAAGCTATATAATCTGCTTTGCCATATAGCCATCCTTCATTACCATTAACATTTTTAAATTCGATCCAGACAATATCATCTCTTGGTTCGGTATCTTTTCTGTTGAATTTTTTCATGGCTTTAATATCAACCTTGGATTCCTTCTCCCCGTCCTTTACTTTATAATCCCAATGTTCTCTTGTCTCTTGATAAAAGTTTGATTTTTCCCACTCCCGCCCGTATTCGGTAATTAATTTTTCAAAAGATTGTTCAGCATCATGGCCCATTTGCGCTGACCCGTTTGAGTCGTATTTGTTTGCATACATAGTTCATACCTCTAAATAAAGCATGTCGTAGGGATCAGAGGTAAAACAGTCCTTTATCATATCGAATGTTATTTTTTCTAATTCATACTTTATTATCACTTCGTTAATGTCTTTACAGTTTTTGTACCTGAACTTTTCCCAAAGGAAAACGTTCTTTCGCTGTTGCAATAATTTCTTACTTCTATTCTTCCCCGCTTCATCATTATCCAGTAGGTAATAATCATCAAGGTCTTTTAAGAATTCTGAGATGTATTCAGATATTGAAACACCGATTAGGGCTAGACTGTTCTCTACGAATAACGAGTCAATAACCCCTTCCAAAACAACAACAGGTTTAGACCTGTCAATATGGTGCATATTGAATATGGCCTTGTCTTTGTCTTTGTTCCTGTTTAAATATTTTGGTTCCTGATTAAGTAGTGATCGACACTGATAATAAAAGATTTTATTTTCTTTATTATAAAATGGGATCACTAATCTGTTTTTGTATGTTCCGTTGTAAGCAACAAACCAAGTTTTCCATATCTCTGCTGGTATGTTTCTTCTTTCACATTCAGCAATACCTAACCTTGTTAAGTGTTGATGTTTCTCTTGTTTTGATGTTATGGGAATAAAAAATCCTATGTCTTTTTTTTCTTGTTCAGCGTTCTTTTTTTCTTCCAACGCTTTTTCTTTTTTATATTTTCTTCTCTGTATTTCTCTCAGTTCTTCCAGTTCATTTTTCTTGGTTTTGTAACCTAGAGCAGAAAACAATTCCTTTTCATATGAATCGTGTAATGCAACATTGGTGTGTTTTAACCAATTGGCACCAGACCATGCATTACCTTCACCCGCACATGGACAACTGCCTTCATTCCAACATTTATAACTCCAGTAATAATCACCAGACTCCCTGTCCAGGGTTCTTCTTAAATGGCCTCTGGTTTTACTCTTGCTTTTCTTACTGTCGCCACAAACATTACACCTGAAATTAAAATGATTTAATTTCATTAAACATGGACTGAACCCGCCTAAAGCGATCCTCAAATATTTTTCCAATATTAAACTAGAATCCATATACATTCCCACTATGTGATAACATGGGGGATTAACCCCATGTTACCTTTAGCATAAAAAAAGGAGGTGATTTATGCTTTAACTTTGATCCATATCTGCAAAGAAAGAATCTTCTTCTTCAGCAGACGAATCTGAACCAGCATCAAAAGATTCTTCCGCTGGCTTTTCAGCTACGGGTGCTTTTGCAGGTTCAGACAATGAAGCTGGTGACTCCATTGTTTCACCAACGGCTCTTTGAAAAGCGGTTTTCAATTCATCAAATGATTTGAATAACTTTTCAGCAACTATTGGTGCTAGTGGATGTAATTTGGAATCTATTTTATTGATCTCTGCATCAGTTCCGACAGATGTATTACCATCAACAAATTTAGAATCATCATAATTTGTTTGGGTTTTGTCGGCCCCTCTTTTGATAATCAATTTAAAATTGGTTCCTTCATCATAATCAAACACATTGGCTTGTTCTTCAATAGAACCTTCCTCTGGTTTCCACTTGGCCATAATCTTATTGTAAATCTTCACACCATATTTGTAGATGAAAACTTTACCATTGTTTTCAGGGTGTTGAGGATCTTTTACCACTAAGATATTTGAAAAATAATTAGTTCTTCTACCTCTCTTTCTGGCAAGGGCTTCATCATCAGGATCTTTTGTATCCCACAATGCACTGTTTGATTTACATGTTGGACAATCCATACCCAAGGTAGTAGGACAGTTATTAATGAACCACCCGCCCTTGTCTTTGAATCCATGTGTGCATTTTTTCACAAAAGGAATTCCCGTCCCGTCACCTTCGGGTCTAGGAAGAAATCTAATTATGGAATTATGTATTCCGTCTTTCGTGAACTTGGGGATAAACGCATGTTCAGAAAAGCCATCATCTTTGTTATAATTTTTCTTGTTATTTTGTTCTTCATGTTTGGCGTTGATTTCATCCCAATCAATTTGCCTTCTTTTTGTTTTTGTTTTTGTTGTCATTGTTTACTCCTATTGTAACTATTGTAATTGTTTATATTGTTTTTATTGTTTTTATTAATTGTATTCCTTTGTTAAATAGTATGAGTTCAGGAGAAAGTTCATATTTCGATTTCTCAAACTCCCGCAATCCTATATCATATTTTTTAATGTATAGCATGGGAGATAATTCCCCCTGATATATCAAGTCATACAATATATTGTTTCCGTTTGAATTGATTTTAAAGAGTTCCCTGATATGCTTAATATCTAATCGTTCAGATAGTTCCTTGACATAAATTTTATCTTGGTTATACCTGTTTGGATCAAAATTTACCATTGAATTCTTGACAGTTTCTAATGTCACCTTGCCCCAATTAAATCTGTTCAGTAGGGTGTAAGAATACAAGACAAACAATTTAAAGTCCAAGAATTTGAAATGACCGCTGTTGATGTAAGCAACTATGTTTGCACACTTCTGCTTTATCAACGGTCTTTGCCTTTCAAAAACTATCGGATGTATATTGCTGTCCAAATCTACCTCTCTACCGTTCTTCATTACTTGATTACATGCGAAATAAAAACTAAATATGTCATTACTCTTTACCTGCATACTACAACATATATTTATACCTTAAAAAAAGTTCACTTTCTTGGACTTTTATTATCCTTTTTCTTATACATATATGAGTCCAAAGAAGATACCTTGATGTTAATACCATTCCTCTTTGCTAGGGACACTCTCAAATTGTATTTATTTTCCTCATTCAAGCAACTGGTCAAATCCTTTTCAGTTAGTATCTCCGTTGTTATATGCAAACAAGCATCCGTAATATCAATAATCTCTGACTGATGTAAGTCCTTCAAAATAAAATTGAATTTGTGATACGGGATATAATCATTTTTTTTCCGCTTCTGAGCTAGTTTCAACAGGTCTATATCAGCCTTTTCAAAAATGCTGAAAAATATATCCCTGTTCATTTTCTTCATAACATCATCTTCCAAGGTTTCGTGTATGATGTCCTGTATTTCTGTTATATCCATAATCGCCCCTACATTTTAATTTGAGATAATTTACTCCTGTCTGCTTTTTTATTGTCTTTCAAAGTTCCCCTCAACTGTTTAACAACATCATCATCCACAATACCAGTTTTCTTGACTCCGTTGGGCAATGTCGGCAAGGTGTCTTTTGGGCCTTCACCACCACCATTACCAAACCCTTCATCAGTCTCCCCACCTTCAGGATCTAGGATTTCATACAATCGCATTTTACTGTAATCCACACCCACCATACATTTAATCTTGTTTAAGCCGTACCTGTTTTTTAACAAGATAAAACAAAACTGTCCAGCACTTCTCAATTCTTCTGATTGGGTAACTGCAAATATTATGTCAGATGTAAATGTTGTTCCTATGGAATCTGCTATATCCGTCAAGTCTAGGCTGGCCTCACTGAAACCACCCCTGTTTGTCTGTACACTGCTGACAATGGGAATGGCCCGTTCCATTCCCAAGCCTCTCAATTCTTCCGATATGGTTTTGATTTCTGTATTGGTATTGTTCCCCTTGTTAAAATGATTCGGAATCATTATTCCCAAATAATCAACAAAGATGATGTCTGGTACAAAATTCTTCTTCAACTCAAGCTCTTTTAACAAGGTTCTCAACCTGTTGGTGTTCATTGATCTTGTAGGGTATTCCTTGATAACCAACTTGTTTTTGATTCTCTGTTTTACCTTTTCAAAGGTTTCTAGAAACCTGATTTTTGGCACCATACCCAAGCCCGACATATCAATATCAAACAGGTTGGCCATGATTCTTTCGGCCACCTTTGATTCAGCCATTTCCAATGTAACATACAGTACATTCTTATTCTGAGCTAGACAATTACTTGCCAAGGCAGTCTTAATCAGGGATTTTCCCATATTGGTTTCGGCCATAAACAGGGTAAGTGTTTTTTCATGTAACCCGCCCTTGATTATCTTATCAATATTCCTCAAACCAGTAGGTATCACTTTGTCTTTTTCATGTAAAGACTCATACAAGCCTTCACCCGATTCAAAGAAGTCTAGGCCGATAGTGGTATCAAAACTAAAGGCATAAGCCTCCCTCATTCTATCAGATGCAGATGCCTTTATACCTTCATCACCAGTTTTGATCCCTTCCATAGTTGTGAATAATTCATTCTTCAGAAGTTTATCCCTGTAAAAAGCCTCCACTTCATCCTTGATAAAATCTTCCCCCAAATCTTCATCAGCTATTGATTTGTCAATGGAGGTTACTAGGTGGTTGTATACATCCTTATTTTTTATTACTACTTTTAGTTCGGGTATGGTTGGGAACTTGTCATATTTCCCATGAAATTTTAATACAAATTCTACTATTTCCTTATTTTCAAAATTATCAAATACTTCAGACTTCAGGAACGGAAGTAACCGCTCCTGTGCTAATTTATCCTTAAACAATACTCTTAATGTTAATGTTTCAAATTCTTCTGGTGTCATATATTATTTTTTCACCTTTTCTTTATTTGGATCTAATTCAAAAATATCTACTTCTTCAGAAACATCAGTTCCCGCAATATCTATTTTATTTTCATCACTGAAAGCATACTTCTTTTCCAAGAAATCCTGGAAATCTGTTTTCTTGAATATCGGAATCCAAAAATCCTTATTATAGATGTCTTTTTCCCAAAAAGATTTGTCTAAAATAGAGTTGTGTATTTTATTACCTTTCTTTTCAACACAACCATGACTCAAGGCATCTTTTAACAGCCCATAATATATATCCAATCCACCATCCCTTTTGATCCTGAATTGAAGTTTCGACTTTTCATAAGCTAGTCTGGATTTCTCAATCTCAATAGTCACAATACTGCCAGTAACATTTTCCTGAGAATCTTTATCCTTTGCTTTCGAGCTACCAACTACAACCCCATAGCAGTTATGTTTTAATACCTTACCGCCAGGAACTTGTAGAGCATCCCCGAACCCTCCAACATTCTGGTACAGGTGATTGGCTACAAATATGGTTGCTTTAGTATTTGAAAGAACCCTAGACAACGCATTCTTCAATTGGGTAATTGACATATCCTTTGTCTCGTTTCCTTCCTCTGCTTTCTTTAGGGTTTGAGGTGTTTGCAGATTTGCAAAACTGTCCAAGAAAATAAATACATTTTTCCTTTCCTCTTTAGGCACCCCTTTAACTGCCTTCATAATAGTTTTCTGCACATCAAATATGTTATTATTTGATAAGGCAATAAACTTTTCTGGTGCTAGATCAATCCCACAGTTCTTTGCAAAGTTGTAATCGAAAGCATTCTCAGTATCCAGATACATACAGAAACATCCTTTCTTCTGTGCGTTTTTAATAATAGCCATGCCCACAAAGGATTTACCCAGTGAAGATAGAGATGCCATTTGAGATACCTTTCCCATAGGAATCCCGCCGAACACTCTACCGCTATATGCTATGTTTAGATTAATAACTCCTGTCGATATAAAATCCAATTCTTCATTTTCGTCTACCAAATCCAAGCCAATGTCTTTATCATTAGCCAGGGATTTGTATATATCCATCTGCCAACTCATTCTTTATACTCCTTCTGGTTCCAGTACGGCCCATATATCCGTTTCAAAAAGGACAAGATAATCCTTACCATCTTCTTCAACCTCTTTGCCTATCATATGTGGGAACATAACTACATCACCAATTTTAACTTCCATTTCTATTTTCATTCCATTATCCAATACCCTGCCAGAACCAACATCAATTACTTTTCCTATTCTGTAGTTACGGGTGTAACCAACTTGACCAGTAACGGGGTTAGATGGCATATATATACCACCCTTTGTTTTTTCTTCTTCAGGAATATCTTCTACCAATACTCTGTCACTCATTAATTTCATTTTTACCTCACTGTTATATTTTCAACAACGGTTCCTGCGGGAACACATACCACTTTCATTACAATTATATCTTTCATTTTACATTCTCCTTTCTCATGAATTTCTGCAACCCGCCCGAATTAAAATCAATAATTCCCCAACGAAGAATATCAAACATTCTCTGAACAATAGATACAAAACCTTTGTCAAATTGTGTTTTGTAATCAATGTCAAATTTTTCTTCAAACTCCTTTGGAAAATGTCCAATGTAACCCATTACGTTTGCATTTAAATTATTTCTAGTTGTAGTATATATATATTTAATTTTCGACCCATTATCGACCTGTATGTATGGCAACTTCCAACGCTCTATCATGTAGTTGTAACACATAGAGGCTTTGATATGCATGGGAGTGTACTTCTTAAAAGACAGTCTCTTTTTACTGATGTAATAAGACATTGGCTCTGCATATTTGGTATATTCCCCTACGGCTGATGCGAAAGAAATATTCTCGATTGGCTGGTTTCTAAATTCCTTTTTAAGTTCCTTCATCCGTTTCATTACATTATTTTTATTCGGAACCTTGTCATCAAAAATAATCTCCACAATATCTTCAATCTTTTCTCTGCTAAATAAGGGGATGTTGCTCTTGACTGTTTCCAAGCCCGTTGCTTTCAACTTGGGTTTCTTGTAAATTTCATCTTCATTCTGTAGAGTGAGGGTAATGTATTTTTTCTTGGCTAATACAAACTGCTTGGCAATAATACCTTCCCTCTTAAAATTGATAATCTGTTCCACATTATGCCTATTGGCCCATATCTTCAGTATCTTGTCATAGAATGGATTTAAGACCTTTTCTTCCATTAAATATCCGAACTTCAACAAATCCATATCGGGTGCGTAGTTATTCTTCACCTCATGTAGGCACAGATAATTAGAATCTGTATCCACTACCTTAACAACATCTTTTTTTATTACTGGATATGATTTTGCATTCGGGAAAATTCTCTTTGCTACCTTGTGCCATTCTGTCTTGAAGTATCGGTTCGTGGTTTCTGATAAGAACCTGATTAATTCCCGTCCCGCTCTAGTCACCACTCTGGCATTATCAACATCATAGAAATGGAAATATCTATTCCCCATAACCCCATATATGGAGTTAATCATAATCTTCCTAATGTGTTGTTGGGAATCGTAATATTGAGCCGATAAATCATCCCCTACTTTTTTACACTCAAACATTTTCTTTTTAAAGGTTCGCCTTTCATCAAATATTTTCTTAACGATAATCGGGAAAATCCCTTTCTTTTTATTCGTGTAATACATCTTATTGAGCGGTGCTTCAATTAAGTCGCCTTGAGCAATACGTTCTTCTGACGGGTTAAACACTTTGGTATCTGGTGATATGTTATACTGCATAATGTTATGGGGATATAAACTTTCTACATCAAATGATTCCACATCATAGTATAGACCTGGGTTGGTTTCCACATGTCCACCCTTCACGAAAAAGTCCTTGAAGTCTCTTTCACCTTCTTCCCATTTAACATTCTGTAGCACACCGCCAACCTTGTAAAACCCTTGCCTTTTCCATTCATCAACACCTCTAGGTTTTCTATCAGGCATTACCATATTGTTCATGTGTAAATATACACACGGGTCTCGCCTGTTACCAGATTTA